CTACAGGTAATGCTGCATTCGGTACAACATACCCAGCTAACGCTTAATTTTTATTTTTTATACGGGAGCTTCGGCTCCCCTTTTTATTATGCCTTTTCCAACCACAAATGCAACACAAGAGTTGCCAGCTATTAATCAAATACTTACATCCTGTGGTCAGGCTCCTGTAACTACACTAGACCAAACCAACCCGGAAGTTGCGATTGCCTATGCTACCCTGTTACAGGTGTCACGAGAGGTACAATCCGAAGGATGGACTTTCAACAAGGAGTACCACTACGAATTTAACAAAGATAACAACGACGAGATATTGATACCTAATAATATAATACAAATCAAACTTACAGAAAACGCACAAAACAAACCTTATCATGCTGTGCGTAGAAGCGGTAAGTTATATGACAGACAGAACCATACATACAAATGGACATACAGCCCTATCGAATGTGATGTAATATGGGAGTTTGATTATATAGACTTACCAGATCCAATCCGAAACTTTATAACAGCCAGAGCAGCTACCCTAGTATCTGGTAGAATCATAGGAGACGACGATCAGTACACACGTCTGCGACAAGAAGAAGCTCAACAAAGAGCTTTAGCTATGGAGTATGAAACTAATCAAGGACAGTTTACTATGTTTGGTCATCCACAAGATTCTCAAAACTTCTACCAAAGCTATCAACCATTTCACGCTTTACAACGATAATGCCAGCAGTAACTCAACGAGTTGACAACTATCTAGGTGGAGTATCTAGACAATCAGATGACAAGAAACTTCCCGGTCAAGTCGAGGAGTGTATTAACGGTTATCCTGACCCAACCTTTGGTCTCACAAAGCGACCCGGCTTTCAGCATGTAAGTAATCTAGGTACAGGCACTACATACGACAACTCAAAATGGTTCTACATAAATAGAACACAAGATGAAAAATATATAGGGTGTATTACGCCTGCTACATATAATAATGCTAGCCCTCCAGTAATGACAGCTTCCGGAGCTATTTATATCTGGAACGCTGAAACAGGTGCAACAGCTCATCCAACATATGTAAGCGGAGCTAATAACTATCTTAATTCTACTTCACGTACAGATTATGATATACTTACTATACAAGATAAATCTATAATTACAAACAAATCTAGAGTAGTAGCTAAGTTTCCGGACTCAGATCGAAATTTTAATGCTAATAGGCAAGGTACTATTAAACTCTCTGGTGTATCAACTGATACTACATATACAGGCACAGTAGCTGGGCAATCATGGACAGTTACTACTGATAACAACGATACATACTCAGATGCTTTAGGTAAAATTGAGACAGCTATAAATGCTTTAAATATTAATAATCTTGTTATAACTAAATTTAAAGATAACTTACGATTGACACGTTTTGGTGGCCCATCCTTTACTCTTACAGGTACAGGTGGTATATATGGTACACAGCTAGAGGTGTTTCAAGATTCAGTACCTACTCTATCAGAGTTACCTACAGAATCAATAGATAGTCATATTGTTAAAATTATTAACAGTGGTGCTTTGACATCTAGCTATTACTTAAAATTTGTAGCTAACAATGGTGTATCTGGGCCGGGATACTGGACAGAAGGTCTTGCACCTGATAAATCTATTGGTCTTGATAACAACTCCATGCCACATGAGCTAGTAAACACAGGTGTTAATACTTTTATATTTCAACGTATAGCATATACTAACAGAGCTGTAGGTGATGATGAAACTAACGATCACCCATCATTTGTAGGACAAAAAATAACTCAGTCATTCTTTCACAACAATAGACTTGGGTTTTTATCTGCTGACTCTGTATCTATGAGTCAATCAGGTGACTTTTTTAATATGTATCATACATCTGCACAAACAGTTACTGATGCAGACCCTATTGATTTGAGTGCCAATACAGTCAAACCTGTTGCACTTCATAGTGTGCTACCATCTACTCAAGGTCTAGTATTATTTAGTGCTAACCAACAGTTTCTTATGGGAGCTACTGACGGTATACTTACACCAACTAAAACAGTTATACGACCAATAGCTAACTATGAAATGGATACGGTTATTGACCCTGTTGATACTGGTACTACAATTAACTTTATTAGTAAGACACCTAGTTATACTAGAGTCTTTGCTATGGTTACACGTGGAGAAAATGAAAACCCACAGGTAGTTGACATTGGTAGAGTTGTAAATGAGTGGATACCAGCAACAATTGACACTTTAATTGCTAGTCCACAAAACCAATTCATTGCATTTTCTGGACAAAGTTCTCGCTACATATATTTCTTTAGACAGTATGTCGAAGGTAAAGAAGTACAGTTACGGACATGGTTTAACTGGGAAGCACCGGGTAATGTACAAACTATAGCTGCTGACTCTGATGAGTTTTATGCAGTTACTAAACAAGGTAATCAGTTTACACTCAGTAAAGCTAGCTTGAGTCAGAGTCCTGACGACGCTATTATTGTTAACAATGATGGTCAAAGACTAAATCCATGTATAGATTTGTATGCTACAGCTAGCTCTGTTACATTTGACACAGCTGGTAACTTTAGTAAGTGTTTTATACCTTTTAATGATGCTACTAATTTAACACCTGTAATTATAATTAAAGGTACTACAGCTACAGGTCAGTTTATTGAATCTGGTTTTACTATTACACCAGAACGTGTAGTTGAAGGTGGTAACACATATTTTAAAGTACCATTTAAAAACTTGACAAGTGTAGCAAGTGATGTTATAGTAGGATATAAATATGACTTTGATATTATATTACCTAAGACATATTACAGAGTAGACGATGATATGAAACGCAGTGACTTTAGTGCAAATCTTACAATAGCACGTATGAAGTTTGCTGTAGGTCTATCAGGTGTGATGGGTTTTAAATTAAGATCTAAAGGTATACGACAAGGTAAACGAGAGTATACAGGTGATGGTAGTACAACAGTATTTAACTGGGACCCTTCAGATATCAGTTATGTTGACAGAGATCAGTTAAAGGTTAAGATTAATAATGTTGTGACTACAGCTTTTACAGTAAATAGCGACACACAATTAACACTTAACTCAGCACCAGCAAATGGAGCTACTGTACTTATATATTTAGATGAGTGGTATAACTTAAATCCTGTAGTCATAGCTGACAGTTATCTAGCTAATGATATACCGCTAGCAGATCAGACAGTATTTTCATTACCTATACATCAAAAAACAGATAACTTTACACTACGATTATTTAACGACACACCGTTCCCAGTCTCTCTAAACTCTATGATGTGGGAAGGAATATACTCACCTAGATTTTACAGGAGGACTTAATGCCGTTTGGAATTATAGCTCCCATAGTTGGAGCAGCCGTTGGTATATACGGAGCTAATAAACAAGCTAATGCAGCCAAATCTGCACAGCAAGAACGTAATAGTGCTGTAGATGCTCAGTACGAATACGACAAAGAAAAATGGGCGATGGAAAAGCAAAACATGCTTGCCAATCGTGAATTTAAAGTAAGAGAAATAGAAGAAAGAGCTAGGCAAGAAGGACAACTCGCAGGGTTCAGAGATGCCTCAGCTGCTAGACAATATAATTATCAGCTACAGATACGTAATAAACAGCAAGATACGAATGAACGTATGTATGCTAAATCTAACGCTATCTTTCAACAACAGTTAGGTCTGAATGCTTTGCAAGAAAGATCAGCTAGAATGGATGAGCGTCAGCAGTTATCAGAAATACAAGCTGAAAAAAGATATGAACAAAACACAGCCTACATTGATGGTATCTTAGCCGAAGGTCAGATACGAGCAAGAGGGCAAACTGGTAGATCAGTAGCAAAAGCTAGAAGTGTAGCAACACTGAAAACAGCAACAGCTTTAACATTATTAGATCTATCATTACAAAACGCTACAACTGCGTCTGAAAGTGCAATACGTAACATTAAACAAGATAGAACAGTAGCTGACTTAAATGCTTATGCAACTAAGATGCTAGATCCGGGTGTATTACCTATGCCTGTACAACCATTACCTACACCTATGTCACAGTTTATGTACCCAAGAGTATATGAAGATTATGACTTCGGCCCTGAGCCAATAAGAGGAGCTACGATATCTCCTAACTCGGCAGCAGCGTCAGTATGGGGTTCAAGTATATCTAGTCTTGCAGGGATGGCATCACAGATAGTTGGCGGATTTACTCAAAATGTAGTATAACATGGTAAGAAGAACAGAAAAACCACAACGGTACGCCAAAGGTGGTAGGTTCGGGGGTACACAAATATCGAGAGCTGGCATAAGTGCCATAGCACAGCAATCGAAAACTACAACCGACGCATTAAGAGAGCAGGCTCGTCAACAAAAAGAAATTGACCAGACACAAATAGCAGGCATGGATAGGCGTAATAAGCTTATGCAAAAGAATGCTGAAGAAGTATATAAGCTTGAAACTGAAGCACCTTACAAAGCACGTATGAATGCTTTAAAAACAAATGCAGCAGTTCAGATTAAATCTTATAAAGATCAAGCAGCAGAGTATGATAGATTAGCTGGAGTGTGGGGCAGACTTAGCCCTACACTAGCTAAGAACTTTCAATCCTTAGCACAGACTACAGAAGACTATATAGCAACAAATAATGCTATAGATGAGTTTAACACTCTAGCTTCTGATGGCACACTTGATAAGATTAAATATACTTATAACAGAGTTGGTCAGAGCAGTGCATTAGATGATGCTGCTAACCAACAAACTAAATTAGTTGAACAAGCACTAGGTGGAGACTTAGACGCTGAACAAGAGTTTGACTATATGGGACAGGTTATGAAGACTCGTAACCCAGTTCTTCAGAAACTACTTTTTAATGATATCAAAAAAGACTTTGATAGTATAGAGCAAGACATGCTTGCGTCTGTCGAAGGTGATATTGATAAGTTTACAGCTACTAGATTATATCAGACTAGAGCTATACAGATACTAAATAGACTAGGTATTAATCCTAAGTCTGAAACTGGTTTTAAAATACAAGAGTTATTTAGACAAAAAGGACTTGTAAAAGAGTCACAGCTATCTCTTGAGCAACAATACATGGATCGTACTGCTGTCATTGATAGTGGACTGAATCAGATTGAAGCGGCTCTAGAGGCTGATAACTATAAAGAAGCACAAGCTGTCTGGAAGTCTGTACAGAATAATGTATACGCATTACCTATTAAAACTAGAGAAGGTACATACAGTCGAAAGGTAACTCTGAACAAAGCAGATGAGTTTTATGACTGGGCAAAAAGCCTTGTAAGTGACAGTCGATTTTCTGGTGAAGCTGGCTGGATAAAGTATCAGAAAGTAGTATTAGGTATAGATGAGAACAATGAGTATGGTTATGAGATTACTGGAGCTACTGGTAATAAGACTGCAAAGCATAATCGTATTATAGGTAAGCATCCTAACTTTTTAATCGGACTACGTGAAGCTTGGGAAAAAGCTGATAGTGCAAATACAAAAGCAATCGAACATGTAAATGATCGTAGACTACAAGCTGAAGCTAAAGAGTACATAATCAAGATTAATAATGGTTCATACTTTAATCCTGACAGAAGTATCAAACAAGAGTTTTATTCTGACTGGCAGAAAACAAATGGTAACAAATATGCAAGAGAAGCATTTGCTGAACTAATTGGCTATGATTCAGAAAATGTAGATGAGAATACATTTAACTCTACTCTTTTACAAGCTTACAGAAATGGTGATCTTATGGCTACATACATGACATGGGCTGTAGATTATAATGATGACCAGCAAGAGATAGGTTTTATCATGAGAGACCTACAGGGTCTAGCACAAGTTAAAGGCACTGAAGTCAAAGGTCTTGATGAAAAACTATTACCATTCTTTGAGAAGAAGCTAGCTAAAGTATTAGGAGCTGACTCTCTAGAAGATGTTATGGACGAGTCAAGTACAGATAAAGCTCGAGAAATGCTTGGTGCTACATTAGCTGTATTCAGTGAGACAGCTGGATCAGGTAAAAGTATTGAAGAGCGTTATAATGATGCTGTTTCTGTAGTTGATGTATTACTTGGTATAGATAGCAAAACTGGAACCGCAATTCCATTTGATAATAAAGGTTATCGTGGTGAAGGTGCGTTTAAGCAAAAGCGTACAAAAGAAGGTAAGGTTTTATTTGTCAGAGATTCTGGTGTTGTGTTTAGTAATATGACATCAATAGAAATAAACGACAGATTAACTGGTAGATTCGGTAATGAATTAAAAGGTGAGAACCGTCAAACAGCTCTAATGAATTTAATTAATGAGCAAGTAAAAGATGGTAATGTAAGCACTGATGACTTTTATAACTTTATAAATGGTCAACCACAAAATAATAGGTTTTTGAATCATATTGAATCAGATCAGTTAGGAGACGTAAATGGTGTAAAACTAAAAAATGCGATCAAAGCTAAACTTAATACTAAAGCTGGTCAGAAAAAAACAGCTATACAATGGGGAGCTAATGAATGGTGTGACTATCATTTAGGTCCTACCGCTAATGATGTGTATGGTAAAGATTTAAGCAAGCAAGCTTTTGGAGTATGTATGGAAGCTTTGAAAAAAGATGCAGCAGTTCAAGGTATTGAGTTATATCAGTTATTACTAAATAAACAAATACGAGATAAATTTCTACAATAATGAATGAAGAAGAAACACTAGAAGGTCTTGACTTTATGGCTCCGGAACAAGAGGAGCCTGAGTCTAAAGACGCTAACCCTGTCTTCGCCGCTCCTTTTGGATACAAATTTGGTAATAGCTCTGTAGATCTAAACATCAAACAGAATCATGATACTATGAAATCTGAGTATGATGGATGGTGGAACTTACCAAGTGGTGCAGAAAAGGACGAAAGACAGGAAGAATTTAATCAGAAATATTTTGGTATGTCTACTCAAGAAGTAAGAGATAACAAACGTCAAGTTTCTGATAACACAAGTTTATATGGAACATCTAACCCATTAAAGATATTAGATAATACATTACAAGGTTTATCAGCTCCCGGATTAGGAACTATTGACTTTGTGATGGATGCAGCTGGTGCTATTATACCCGGCATGGATAAAGTAGATGATGCGTGGGATAAAGCTACAATGCTTGACAACCCTACACATCAAGCTATACGTCGTATATCATCACTTGTAATACCCGGTATTCTAGGTGGTAATATGGTACAAGGTGCACTGAATGCAAAGTTTGCTGGTGGTGCATTACTTAGTAAGCCATGGTTTGCAAAGCTACTGGCTACTGGT